CTTTACATTTATTACAAAATGAAGATTTAATTGCTCAAAAGACTCAAACATTTGAAAGCATTTCTGTTGGTAGTATTAGTTTATCTGACAGTAATGGAGATGTTTCTAGAACTTCAATTACTCCATCAATTATCCTAAAACCATTAAGACCTCTTATTAGTAGAGGAATGAATAGTAATACATGGTGGAGGGCTAATTAATGTCACTATCTGCAAAAGTGACTGCTGCTGTCAATAAAGCATTTGCGGCTGCAGGTGATCTAGTTCAACAAGGAACATTAACAAGTAAAAGTGTTACTACTTATGATTTTGCTGCTAGAGCAACCGTGAGTACAAGCACTATTAAAACTGTAGATGTTATTATACAAACAGCTCAAAAACAATCAGGAGAAGGTTTTATTACTACTGCTCTTATGCGGTCAGGAGAAGATCTTTCTGTTTATGATACTCTTACAGTAGGAACTAAAACATTTAGTATTATTGATTATAGCGATAACAATTTCATTATTGAAGCTCAATTAAGTAGAGAGGTAAAATAATGTTTGATAACGTTTTAGATGATATTGAAGGTGTTTTTGCTTCTCAAGCATGGTTAGCTAATACTATAGATGTTTATCCTGATAATTATCAAGGATCGATTAATGATGAAACAGAGTTTTGTCGTTTAAATGTTATGCCTAGTAACAGTGAAAATTTAGAATACGGTGGTCTTAAACTTTTATCAGGTTTAATTGCTGTTAAAATTTTTGTTGGAGCAGGTGAAGGACAATCTAGAATAATGGCTATAAGTGATGTACTTGACAATGTACTGCAAAATAAAAAATTAACAAGAGGAACAGAGCTATTTACATCTTATTTAAATGTGGAAGGGCTTGACCCAACTAATAAAGCACTTTATAGTGCAAGTTACATAATACCATTTAAGATACATGGAGAATAATAAATGGCACATATTTCAACATTAGGTGCAGGTATTTTTACATACCTAGACATCTATCAAGGATCTATTGCCGCAACGGTTGATACTGCTGCAGAATACGCTGCACTTTTTGTGACAGCAAATGCTAGTGATGTAAAACGTCTTCCGTCTGTGCGCGAATTTCCTTCAATTGGTACACCTGCGAACATTGTTAATGTTCCTGTGTATGGTCAAAATACTTCTTCTCAGGTACAAGGTCAATCAGATGCTCCAACATTGGAAATTACTGTAAACTATATTCCTGATGATATGACAGACTACCACGCATTAATCGGTTCTGAAGTTGCGTTCCGTTTTATGATGTGTTCACAATCAACAGACTTAGCAGCTAGCTTAGCTACAGCTAACACTGCTTTGGCTTATGGTAATACAGAATTTTACTTTAAAGGTAAAATCGAAGCTATCTTGGTTAACCCTGCGTTGACTGATGCTACTACTGCGACTGTTACTTTGTCAGCTCAATCTGACTTTTTCGGTCCAGCTACATTACCGTAATATTAAATTTGGGGAGTCCGAAAGGGCTTCCCTTATATATGAGAAAGATTATGACAGAAAAACCATTTAGTAAAACATTTGTTATGAGAACAACCTTCCGACATATGCGAAGAAGTGTTGATATTAGTATTCGTAAGAGTTTTGAACGTTTTCAAGACTTTGACAATGAGTCTTCTATGGGAAAAGAAATCATGGAAACTCTAGATACTTTGCACAAAGTTAGGAAAATGCTTGATGACTTTCAAGCTAACAATCCAAGTTTATTTACAGAAAAAGACAGGTTAGATTAATGAAACATTTAGTAGGAAAAGTTATTACAGAAAAAGTTGAATTTATGGGTGATCAAGTTGAAGTTAAAAAACTTTCAGTAAAAGAAGTTTTACAAATTCAAAAGATTGTTGATAAATCACAAAAATCTAAAGATGAAGAATCTCAAATAAAACTTCTTCAAGACGTTATTAAAGTTGCGGTTGTTGGCGCAGATGAAGTATCTGAAGAAGACTTTAATAAATTTCCATTAGGTGAATTAAATAAACTAACAGAGTCTATTTTATCATTATCAGGGTTAGGTCAAGACGCTACTGTGGGAAAGTAACTGCAGAAGAAGAATCTATTTATCAAGTAGCCTATGAATTAAGAATACCTATTTATAAATTAGAAGAAGAAATGCCTTATTTAGAGCTATTAAAATGGATAGATTTCTTTTCTAAATATCCTATAGGTTGGCGTGAAGATCAAAGAACTTATATGATATTAAAAAGTTGGGGATTAAAAGCTTCTCCTGAAAATGCTTTTCCAACATTAAAACAATTAAAAGAATCGCAAATGCAAAAGAAAGAACCAGATAGGGCAGTTCCTTCTGGTAAAATCTTAGAAATGATGTTAGCCGCCAAAAATGGAGATTCCGATTGGAAACCCAATATAGGAAAAAAGAATGGCTAGAATAGATGTAAGTTTAGAAGTTGTTAACTTTCAACAAGAAATGAAAAGAGTTGAAGAGGAAATAAGAGAACTAGCTGATATGGAGATATCAGAAAGAATTTCTTATGCAGTTGACACTTTAAAAGTTGTTACGCCTGTTGATACAGGTAGAGCAAGATCTGGATGGACTTCACAAAAATTTAGAGGTCCAAAAGAATTAAAAGAAGACGTTCAAGAGGGTGTTATTTCAAATCCTGTTGAATATATTGAGTATTTAAACCGAGGAACTAGTAGACAAGCCCCAAGATATTTTATTGAGCAAGTTCTTACTAGAATTGGTTTAGTTACCCCTGAATAATATTTGCCCCTGATGGCCTCTTATAATGAGAAACCGTTAGGGGCAATTTTATTAAAAGGAGGTCATATGAGTGGCGTACAAATAAGAGTTCGTTCCGATAGTAGACAGGCTAGAAGTGATTTAAAAAAATTAGAAAATTCTGTTGGTAGAATTGAATCTGCTGCAAGTAGCATGACAAGTGCATTTAAAACTGCTGCTGTATCTTTAGGTACTTTGTTTGTTAGTGGAAATCTTACTAAAGGTCTTGTTTCAGCAGGTGATACTTTAAAATCATTAGAAAACAGAGTAGCACTGGTTAGTGGACGAGGAAAAGAGTTAGGGGTAACTCTTAATAGATTATATGGTATTTCAGCTAAAAGTAGAACTTCAATTGGTAATACAGTTGAGATCTTTAATAGATTTAGTTTAGCATTAAGAGGTACAAACAAAACACAAGATCAAATTTTAGCTGTTACACAAGCAGTTGGTAAGGCGGCTGTGTTATCAGGTGCTTCAGCAGAATCAGCTAGAGCAGCTATTATTCAGTTAGGTCAAGGTTTAGCAGCAGGTCAACTTAGAGGTGAAGAACTTAACTCTGTTCTTGAACAAACACCTAGAGTTGCACAAGCTATTGCAGATGGATTAGGTGTTCCTTTTGGTAAATTAAAAGAATTAGCTCAAGATGGACAAATTACATCTGAAGCTGTATTTAATGCAATTATTGCAAAAGCCCAAGAAATAGAAGATGAATTTGCTTTAATTGAGCCTACTGTTAGAGATTTATCTGTTGTTATGAGAGATGAATTTACTAGAGCACTTGGTGCTATTAATGATATTACAGGTCTTTCTCAAAGCGCAGCAGATAAAATTGTTTTATTAACACAAGCTTTTAGGTTTGTTGCAGATAATGCTTTGTTCTATTTTACAGACATAAAAATTTATTTATTAGAATTTCTTATTGATGTTATTAAAACTTATGCTAAAATAAAAGATGCAGGTTCAAACTTATTTTCTAGTGATTTTGATCTTAAATCTTTTCAAGAAAGCATGGGTCAAATTAAATTAGGCATCCAAGATGCTGTTGTAGGACTTACAGATCCTTTAGTAGTACAATTTCAAGACATAAAATTAGCTGATGCTTTTCCTTCTTTACAATCAGTTGAAGACAGAATATTAGCTTTTAGAGACGCAGTAGTAAATTTCTTTAAAAATATTTATGACGCTGTTGTAGGTAATTCTTGGTGGGGTGAAATTTTCTGGGAAGGTTCTAACAGAATTGGTGGATCAAAATTTACTGAAGCTCTTAATAATGTGAAAACAACACTTGAGTCTTGGACAGGATCTCTTAAAACTTTCTTTAGTGATTTATATGTTACTGTAGTAGATCTTTGGGGTAAAACAACTCAAGCTTTAACTACTAAACCTATAGAAACTCCAGGTGGAT